TACCTAATGACACACCTGTTCTTTTAAGAATTAACTCTCCTGGAGGATCTGTAATTGATGGTTTAGCTATTTATGATGCTGTAAATAGGATGCCACAAAAAGTTACAGCTCGTATAGAAGGTATTGCTGCATCTATGGCTAGTGTAATTGCATTAGCTGCTGATGAGGTTGTAATGAGTGAAAACTCATTATACATGATACACAATGTATGGGGTGGAGAGGTTGGAGAATCTGGTGATTTACGCAAAGCTGCTGATCTTATGGATAAAATGGGGGAAAGGCTTGTTTCTATATATATGTCAAAGACAGGCAAATCAGAAGAGGTTATTCGTTCATGGATGAATAAAGAAACCTGGTTTAATAGTCAAGAAGCTGTTGATGCTGGTTTTGTTAATGCTGTTGAAGCACCGATAAAAATGGCAGCTAAATTTGACATCAATAAGTACGATTACAAGAACAAAAGTCTTGTAAATAATTTATTTAATAACGAAAACAAAAAAGAAAATCAAATGGAAAAAGAATTTGAAAACTTGAAATCTTTTATTTCTGAACTTTTTAACAAGAAAAATGAGATAGAAGAGGTAAAAATCTTAGACAATGATGAGGTTGTTGAAAAAATGAGTGCTTTAGAAGAGTCTATTGAAGAGTCTAATAAAGCAATCCTTGAATTAAATGGCAAGATTGTTGAAAAAGATGGATACATTGCTACATTAGAAGGAGAAATTTCTTCTTTTAAAGTTGCAAAAATGGAGGGTACTCCAAGTGATGTAGTTCCAGCAAAAGATCCTAATCCAACTCCAGAAGCTAAATCTGAAGATGTATGGTCATTGTTTGCTAACGAAATCGCAAGTAATAAGAATATTTATTTTAAATCTAAAAATTAATAAAAAATGGCAAATGTAATTAACACATCATTAACATGGAGTCAAGAAGATGCTAGAAAGTATTTCCTAGAACCATTGTTTTTTGAAAATGACCATCTAAAAGGGATGGATGTAATCACAGATGTATCTGGTGGTTCTATAAAACTAGACAGATACTCTTCAATCAAAGACATCACTAAAAGCATGAATGACGCATGTTTTTCTGCTGATGGAACTAGATCAGCTAACTCTAATATCACATTATCATTATGTAGATTAGAGGTAGAACACGCACAACAAGCTCACGCATTATTTTCTCACATTAAGTCTCAATTACTTAAAAAAGGAATTAGCAGAGCTGATATGACAGGAACAATTTTTCAAGAAATCGTTTCTACTATTGTAATGCAAGGTATTATGAGAGATTTCTCTACACTATTATGGTGGGGAGATGCTTCTAATGGAGCTAACACACAAGCACTATGTAATGGAGTTTGGAAAGCATTAGATGCTAATGTTGGTGGATCTTTACCTACATCACAAGTAAAAGTATTTAACACAAACATGATCACTACTTTAGAAGATATGTTAGCAGCTCGTTCTACTGAACTAGCAACTGCTGATGGTCAAGTAATTTATTGTTCAAGAGCTTTTGCTGATGCTTATGCAAAAGAATTAAGAGGTTCTAATGGAGCACATACTGCTGCTTATGCAGATCTACAAGATGGTGTAGGTGCTTTAAGATTTAATGGTGTTCCATTAATGGTACAGAACTCATGGGATGTTGATATTGCAACTCATGGTGCTGCTTTAGCTAACATGGCAAATGGTCTTGCACCAAATGCTATTGGAGAAACTAAATGTGCTATCTGGACTGCAACTAACAACATTACTATTGGAACAGATTTCCAAGTACAAGATGTTGATATGTGGTATGACAAAAACTGTAAAGAAAACAGATTTAGAATGTTATACTCTATGGGAGTTGCTGTTAAAGAGCCAGGAATGGTTGTAACAATGACACAGGATTAATAATTAATGTTGATGGGGAGTGTTAAAGCTCCCCAGAAACTTTTTTGTAACAATAAAAAAAAATAATAAAAAATGGCTTTAACTAAAGGACACGCAATTATATGTTGCGACAGAAACCGAAGAGGTGGACTGAAAAGAATTTGGCTAGTTGAGCAGCAACATTTAACAGGAACTGTAGGTTATGCTACTGCTGGTACTCCTACAGGAGCTGCTGGTGGCGAGTTTAATGTTTTTACTGCTGATGATTGGTACGAATTTGAATTTGATAGAGGAACTGCTGGATTTAATGCAAATGCAACTAGAGAAAATGGTTCAACTCTTGTGAATATAGAACTAGAATTTTATATTCCAAAAATTACTGAAGAAATTAACGCAAGATTAAGAGAATTAACTGAATCATGTGGTGTATTTGCTTTAGTAGAAACTTATGCTGATGACTGTGATGCTGCTGATCCAGAAACTTATTTCTTCATATTAGGATATGATAAAGTATTTGAAAGCAAAGCATATATGGAGTTCTCTTCTGGAGAGCAAACTACAGGTATGGGATTACAAGATGCTAATGGTACACTTGTAAAACTTGCTGGAGTACATGCTGAATATCCAAGAGAAGCACTAGTATTAATTAGTGCTGCAAACTCTTCGCCAGGTACTGCTAATGTAATTGATTTATATCAAGCAAGTAGTGGTGTAACTAATGCTTGGACAACAGACTAGTATTTTAACTTTTTTTAAGGTTGGGGGAGGAAACTCCCCTAACTCTTAAATTTTTATATATTTGTAAAATGAAATATAATTTTATAAAATCGTACTTTATCTCAAATGATGATGATATTGTACTGTTATCTGGTAAAAATAATATAGCAATTAATTTTAACTCAAATTTATCGCAAAAGGTATTGTCAAAATTACATAGCATGAACAAACCTTATGTAGAACTTGAAGGGGAGGAGAAGGTTATTGAACCAGCAAAACCTAAAATGAAATTTAAACCTAAGAAGAAAAAAGTTAAAATAAATGAGTCGCAAAAACCAGAAGCAGAACCAAAAGATAAAACATATACAGAAAGAGAGTCCTAAAATATTAGGTTATTCTTTTTCTAAAGATGTTTCAAAAGAAGCACCAAAAGAGCCACATCCTTATAAGGCATTAAGAGATGATTGGATACCTTTTGGTCAAAATAATTTATTCCCACAAGAACTTTCAGAGCTTTCCAGATCAGCATCAACACACAGGGCTATACTAAGTACAAAGACCACTTTTACTATAGGAGAAGGTCTTAAAACTAACAACAAGGCATTAACAAATTTGTTAGAAGATGTAAATACTTTTGGCGAGTCTATGGATGATGTTGCAAAAAAAGTTTTGTCAGATTTTTGGAAATTAGGGAATGGTTATATGGAAGTAGTAGTTGGACAAGGCTACTTAAATTTTTTTCATCAAGATGGTACAACAGCTAGAGTACATAAAGATGGGAAACATATTTTATTGCATCCAGATTGGGAACATGCAAGGCAACATCCAGAAGATTTAAGAAAAGTACCTATTTACCCAGAGTTTAAAAAAGAAAGCAATGGTGCTGTGTATCGTACTATGGTGCATTTTACAGACTATGAAAGTACATATTACTATTATGGTATGCCAGATTACTGTGCAGCTTTAGACCACATAAAAATAGCAAATCAAATAGGTGTTTATAATTTAACTCGCTTTAAAAATGGCTTTATGCCAAGTGCAATTATAGAATTAAATGCAGATATGGGCGAAGATGAAGCACAAGACTTTATAGATGATGCTGTAGCTAAACTAACAGGAGCAGGAGATAATAGTAAAATATTATTTATAGCAAAAAATGGAGAAGGAGATGCCACAAATGTTAATGTTATAAATGATACTAGTGATGGATCTTTTATGGAATTACAAAAAATCACAAACGACAATATTATATCTGCACACAGGTGGAATCCAGCATTGTCTGGAATACAAGTAGCAGGTCAATTAGGAAACAATCAGCAAATATTAACAGCATACGATATAGCTATGTGTACTGTTATAAAAGAACCACAAATGATGTTTCTTAAATGTATAAAGAAAATATTAAAAATAGAAAAAGGAATAAATGCTAGTGATTTGCATTTCCATACTAAACCTCCTGTA